CTGCTCGACCGACAGGGTCACGCCCGTGACCTCGACCGGCGCCAGATCGGCCAGCGTCATCGGCCAGTCGGTCGGCGTGCCGGTCAGATCGACGCCGCCCACTTCGAAGGTGCCCATAAACAAGCGGTGCGGCCCCTCGGTGTCATCGTCCCCGATGCCCACCCCGGCCGTGTTGTTCCAGGTGTGGTTCAGCATCGCCTCGATGATCTGGGGGCCGGTTATGAAGTCGCCAACGATCGAGGGGCTGGTGAAGTCGCCGTCGGAGTCACGCACCGGGCGCCACTGCCAAAGCTCCAGCGGGTCGGACGAGTTATAGACCGTGTAGCCGGAGTTCTCGTCGGCGCTGTCCTCGCATGTGAGCACCCGGCCGTGATGCCAAAGCACCGGCGTCGTGCCGAGGTCGTCGTTTTCGATGTAGACCTTCAGCATCGACCCGGCCCCACCGATCGCCTCGGTGATCGGCACCCGGCACGTGGCCGTACCGATTCCGCTCAGCCTCTTAGTGACGCTGCCTTCGAGCGCGCGGACTTCAGTGCCGTCGATGAAGACGCTGGCGATGGTGCCCTGCGGCATCTACGCCCAATCCGGGTCTTCGGCGAACAGGCCAAAATGGAAGGCCCTCAGCAGGTAGTTCTGGTCGGGCGGGCACTCCAGCGCCACCTTGCTCCGCACCTCCAGCGTGCGCTGGCTCAGCCCGGTCGGCGTCCAGACGAGCGTGCCAACCACGCCGATCGCTGCGCCGATCGACTCCAGGGCGATGCGAAGGTTGTCCTCCATGACGTTCCAGACCCCGACGATCTCGGGACCGCAGGGCACGGTCTGGACGAGGAAGTGGCCGTCGAAGGTGATGTCGCGCCCGGCCTTCCAGAAGTTGTAACCGATCGAGCCGTCGTCGTAGGGCCGGTCGTCGATCGGCGTGCGAAGGGGCGCCTGGACAAGCCCCTGGATGTCGGCCACCCAATACTGGTTATCCACGCCGAAGGTGCCCGCGTTGAAGTTGATCGTTCCGCCGGGCGTGGTCAGCACGTATTCACAGGAGAGATCAGCCATCAGACTCCGTAGGTGGTGTCGAACTCTTTGTTCTTCGAGATCACCCGGTGTGTGCTCGCCTCCGGGGTAGCGTTCTGACCGGCAATCGCCTTCAGCACGTTCAGGATTTGCCGGAGCACGTCGATTTGTGTACCAGCCTGTCCGGCTGTCGCCCCCCGTCCTCCCGCCGAGGCCGCAGCGAGGGCCGGGAAGTCGCCCAGTCCGCGCCGCTGAATCTGGCCTGAGCTACCAAGGGGAACAGAGCGCGTCGCAGTCGTGACCGCCCCGCCCTGCACCGATCCGGCGGCAGCACCGCCCGGCAGGATGTTCGACAGGATCGTGGAGGCGAAGCCCTGCTGGGCCTGGAGGAACTGGAACTGAAGGGACTTCTGGTCGTCGGTCATCTTCTTCAGTTCCTTGTTCAGATCGCGGATCGCCGCCCGCTCCTGCTCGATCTCCAGAGTCAGCCGCTTGTATTCGACCGACCCTTCGGTCGTGTGCTTGCGCCGGTTGATCAGGAAGTCGAGGAGTGCCTGGTGGGCGCGAAGCTCCTGCCGCTTGTTCCCCTTCGTCTCGGCGATCTGCACGTCGAGTTCACGTGACTCCTGCGCGCGGTCGCGCCGTTCCTGGATCGCCTGCTTGCGCGCCTCCTCGGCGCGTTTCTTTTCCTCCTGACGCGCCCTGATCAGACTCCTGGTGGCCGACTGCGACTGGATGATCGCCGCCGTAAGCTGCTGGACGGTCTGCTTTTTCAGGTCGGCGTCATGGATGTTCGCGGCGGCAACAGCCCGCTCACGCCGAAGCTCTGCGGTCAGGGCGATCTGGAGCTTCAGGTCGTCGTCGGTGCTCGGAGTCAGCCCGGCTGCCGCCAGCTTGTTCTCCAGGTCGCCCCGGCGGAGGCCGAGCGCGTCGAGCAGGTCCTGGTCGGCCTTGTCGAGTTTGGCCTGGGCCGCCGCTACCACCTCTTTGCGGTGCTGGGCAGCAGCATCGGCGGCAGACTTGATCTGCGCGTCGTTCTGTCTGCGCTGGGTGATCAGGTTGAGCAACTGCTGCTCGGCGGCGCGCCGCTGGGCCGCTACCTTTTTGTTGCCCTGGCCGCGAACAGCGCCGATGGCCTGGAGGGCTTCCTGCTGCTTCTCGATTGCGCGGTCGAGGATCGCGTTCTGCGCCCCCAGGCTGCCCCCGGCGATCTGGAGGAGGGTCAGCGATTCCAGCAGGTTGTTCACCTGGCCGGTGATGTGCTCCAGAGTCAGACCGTTGAAGGCACGGGCCTGGCCGGAGGCGAGTCCGAAGGCGTCCGCGACCTGTTGCAGCTTCACGTTGAGGAAGAAACTCGAAGCGCCGAGCGCCTTGAAGTCGGTCAGCGTGAAGGTGCTCGTCTGCTGGAGTTCCTTATGCCTGTGGACGAGATCGGTGACCACCTTGGCGACGGCTGCCGCCGGAGAAATCTGAGCGAGGTAGGCAACGCTCAGCGCCTTCGAAGCCACTCCGGTGATGTGAAGCTGGTCGGCGAGATGCCCGATGGGACCAGTCACCGACTCGGACAAGTCGCGTAGCTGCTGGAGTTGTTCGAGCAGGGTGTTGAGGTTGTCGGTGACCAACACCAAGGCCGGAATCAGCGCGTGGCCGAGGGTGATCCCCAGGTCGCTCAGGTTGTTCTTCAACTGCTCGCCGGAGCCAGCCAAGCCCTGCGTCCGCGCCGCCGCCAGTCGCGCCGCTGTCCCCTGCTGCTGAATCTGAGCCGTCAGGGCTTCGACTTCCTGGGCGGTGAATTTCGACAGGATCGCGTACGAACGGATCGCGTCCGAGCCGCCGAGGATCGCCAGTGTCGTGTCCTGCTGCGCCCGGCCCATGTGCTGAAGGGCCGCGCCGATCTGGGCGAATACGTCCCCTCGGATGTTGCCTCTGGCGTCGCGCAGAACCACCCCGAGCTTCAGCAGTTGGGCCTGCGCCGCCTTCGTCGGATTGATCAACCGCAGGATGCCGGTGCGCAGCGACGTACCCGCGTCCGACGCGGACAGACCCGCGCGCGCGAGCGCCGTCAGGAAGGCGACGGTCTGATCGAAGGTCAGGCCCGCCTGGTGGGCGACGGCTGCCGACTGGTGCAAGGCGATGCCGATGTCCACGATCGACCCCTGCGCAGCGTTTGCCGAGTTCGCGAGCGCGTCAGCGACATGGACGGCCTGGTTGCCGGGCAGGTTGAAGGCGTTGAGAGCAGAGGCGACGAGTTCGACAGCGTGGGCGTTGTCGATCTGGGCAGCCGTCGCAAGCTGCAAGGCACCTCGGGCAGCCGCGAACGACTGCTCCAGACTGAGGCCCGCCTTCGCCAGTTCGGTGATCGTGACCACCGCGTCCTGGGCGGACACGCCGGGCAGGGTGATGTCCCGCCCGAGCTTCCGAGCCTCCTCGGCCGCCGCCGCCAACTGCTCGCCGGTCGCCTCAGTCGTGGCTCCGAGGGTGGCGATCTCGCGGTCGAAGGCGACTGCCGAGCCGATCGCCTTCGCGAACGCGGTGACGGCCGCAGCGCCAGCCAGGAACGAGCCGGTGGCGGCCAGGGTGGCGCCGCGCAGGCCGAACAGCGAGAGGCCGGTCGAGGCAATACCACGTCCGAAGTTGCCGACACCGGCCGCTGCCGCCTTGGCTGCCGCCGCGTCCTCGGCCAGCGCCGCCGCCGCCGATTTGGAGGTGACGGCCACCTGTTCGTTCGCGACGGATAGACCCTTCTGCGCGATCAGTAGGTCGTTCGCGGCCTTCGCCGCCGCATCCGAGGCGGCGGCCTGCTGGGCGAGAGTCTTTGGGAGCGCGCCCGCAACGGCTGCGTAATCACCGGTGACGGTGACAGTCTGGGCGGTGGCTCCTTCCAGGTTGCGCATCGCCACCGAGACGCTTTCGAGCGGATGGACGGTGCTTCCGGCGGCAGCGCCGATCCCGCTGATCGCGGTCGCAGTCGCCTCCGCCTCTTTCGCTGCCGCGCCGCCTCCGAGGTTGACGGGGACAGCGATGCCCTGAGTGGCGAGCGCGGCAAGCTGCGCCTCCAGTTCCGCCCGGAACTTGGTCAGGTCAGGACGTACGACTACGAAGACTTCAGCTTCAGGCCCGCTCATGCGATCCTCCCGAGCATCTGCTGAAGCTCTTTGAGCGCCGCGTCATTCTGGGCAGCGATCTCAGCCTCGGCCGACACCTCGACGGCCCGAGGCGAGGGTTCTGGCCTCGCCCGGTCGAAGTGAATGAACCCGTCGGTCTTGACGATCGCCGACTGGATGTCCAGGCCGCCGCGCACCAAGTCCTCCACGACCAGGGTGTAGGCAGCGTTACAGAGGGCGGCGACATCGACTGCCTGTGCGTCTCCGCCCGCAAGGGTTATCCGTCCCCAGATGACGTGTCGCTGCTGCCACCCCCAGTCCCAGAGGGTGCGGCCAACCTGGTAGGAAAACCCGTGACGACCTCGAACGCCCACTGCGACAGGTCGTTGATTTCTCGGTACTCCACCGGGTCTTCGACGTTCTCCCGGAGGCGCTGCCAGGTCTTCCGATCCTCGTCGGCGATCAGCAGCAGCAGCTTCGCCTCATTCGTGCGCACCACGTCCCCGTACTGGGGGTCCTCGATCGCCATGAACTCCCGCTCGATCGCGAGGATGTCGTCGAGGACTTCCGGACGCACACGCTTCAGGTGAAGCTCCTCACCGCGCAGCTTGAACGTGAGGTCGCCGTTCGTGCTTCTCATCTCGTCGTAGTCGCGCATACCTGCTCCCTGCTCCCTTCTATGTGGAGAACGTCTCCTCGTAACCGTCGAGGCTGATCCTTATCTGGAGCACCCAGCCCGCACAGCCACCCGAGGGGCCGAGCGGCCTCATGCCGTCGAAGAACAACTCGTCGCAGAATGTAAAGAGCAGGTCGGCTCTCCACATGTTGTAGAGGTGGTTCCAGAGCGCCCAGCCGTCCGCGTTGATCTGCCTCGCGGCCTCCGTCTGCTCGTCCGCCGTCGGCGGCTGCCCGTTCTCGTCCGGCATCGGATAACAGCGGGTGATCGTCACCGCCATCGCAACCTGGTTGATCTTCCCGGCGATCTTGCGCCCGGCTGCCAGGCCCCCAGGCGCAAGCGGAGCGTCGAGGACCTGCGTGGCCGTGGCTGCCAACTGGTCGCAGCAGTCCATCACCGGCTGCCCGGCAGTGATCACCTGGCGCTCAGGCGCGCCTTCGAGGGTCGGGTCGAAGACTGGGATCGTGTCGAGCGCGTCCGCCGAGGCGTTCAGAAGCTCCTCGACGGCACCCTGGAGATCAGCGATGTCACCCACCGATCCCCCTCACCCCGCCGAAGCCGACCACCTCAGCGACGGCTGGCTCCAGCCATGCGTGCTCGCGAGCTTCCTTCCAGGTGAGGAAGCTCGACCAGCGGCCCTGACCATCCGGCGTTACGCGCACGAACAGCCCCCTGGTGTCCCGGCCGACCTCGACGTTGAGGAAGCCGTCGGGAAGCTGGGGAATGATCCGGCGCGCATTCCGAAGCGCCGCATCCCGGATGTCGTCAGCGAGGTTCTCCATGACCTGCACCACGTTGTCTGTCGGGTCGTCGGCGAGCGCGAGCACCGCGTCCTGAAACACGCGGACGGTGGTGAACCGCGTTGCCATCAGCCCACCGCTTGCGCGTATCTGCCGCTTGTCGCTGGCGACCAGAAGACCGGCTGGCGCTTGATGCCCGCCGGGTTGTACGCGTTCAGGAAGTAGTCCACCGCCTTCATCCCTGTGTTCCAGCCGCGCGGGATACCAGCGCGCTGCTGATTCTGGAATCCCCACTGGACGAAAGGCTGGCGCTCCAGGACCACGCCCTGACGGCTAACGCGCGTGACCTGGCTCGGAAGCTCACAGTCGCCGCTGCCGTTGCACGCCTTCCAGATTTGGCAGGCCAGTTCCTTCGCGGCCGACTGCCCAGCCAGAGGCGGGTTGTGGCCGAAGGTGTACGTGACCTCCCAGGTGCCCTCCTGGTCGGGAGGCAGGTCGAGGTTCTGACAGCCCGGCCAGACGTTCGGCTCGTCGTCAGCCGTCTCGCGCGTGCGCACCAGCCAGCGATGCTGATCGACACGGTAGGTGGCCGGATCGACCGTCACTCCGTCGATCAGCACCTCGATGACTTCCTGAACGTAGCCTGAGAGAAGGACGCGGGAAAGCGGGAAGCAGCCGCACTGGTCGCCGTCGCACGACCACCAGCCGTACCACGGGTCGAGCACCAGCGGGTTCCAGACGATGTGACCGCGAGAGAGAATCTGCCAAGGGCAGCCGCATGTCGTTCGACACGGGCGCACGCTCTGGTAGCAGATGCCGGGGAAGCGCCGACCGGAAAGCTCGAACAGGATGCCTGCCGCTTCGAGCGCTACGTCATCGAACACGCTCGGATCGGTGCCGTAATCGACATTGCAGCACGTGGCAACATCCTGACCGCTCACCCAGGCTGTGCAGGGGCCAAGATCGGTGCCGGGTGAGCCGACCTCAGCGAAGACCGCCGAGGAGGTGATCGTGAGATCGTCCTCGGCGACGTTCCCATCGCTGTCATCCCAGACAACGGAATACTGACCCTCGTTGACCGGGGTGATGATGGTCGTCGCGTAGAGGCCGCTGCCGGGCGGGTACTCGATGATCCCGGCGGTTGTTCTCGGGACAACAACAGCGCCGAGGTTGTCGTTGACGCTAACGCCGATGTCGCCGACCAACCCGGTGATTCCGAAGTTGACCGTGACTTCGTAGGCGGTATTGGGCGGCGCGTAGCCCATGTCCGCGACGGATTATGCGGGAACGGCCGGTCGGAATACTAGGCCCGAGCGGGCGAAGTGATTGCCGTTGTGCATACAAAGCTCCCTGGCTGCGTTCGTCAGGGCCAGGTCGAACTCCAGCCCGTGCTCGCGCAGGCGCTTCATCCAGTAGCTCGCCGAGCGCAGATTCACGTGGTGATGACCGGGCTGACCGGGGTCGGCGTGGGTGATCGCGATCATCTTCCCGAGCCTGAACAGCGGCAGGTAGTTCTCCTCGAACTGCTCCTCGACGTGCTCCACGAACTCGGCGCACCAGATGAAGTCGATCTCCGGAGCGACCTCCTCGATGTCGATCGGCCCCTTCGTGAAGTCCCACTGGAGAATGTCCGGGTCATCCTGGGCCACGCCGTCAATGCCCATCACCTGGACGCCGTGATCACGGAAGAACCGGAGCGCATGACCCTCGCCGCAACCGAGGTCGAGCATGGACTGGATGTTGAACTCGTGGATCAGTTGATGCCAAAGCTGCGGGCAGTAGGTGCTCTCGTCGCCTCCGGCGATGTAGCCGCCAAGGTGCGGTGCCTCGTCCGGGACTACGTAGCGCGGCTGGTGGGTCGGCAGTTCCTTGATCCCCGTGTACCAGCCTTCGTGGTCGAGATCGGTGATGTGATGCAGCCAGCGGTCGTACATCGGGGCGATGGCCTCCAGCGACCAGCGCGCGAGCGCGTTCTGCTTGATCGCGCTAGGGTTGAGAGCCGCACACGCATCGACGGCACGCACGCCTTCGAGCAACGTGCGGAAGCGGAAGCCACCCACCCCCGCCTCGACCGTCTCCGGGAAAGCGCCCCAGTCGGTCGTGATCGCCGGGGTGCCGCACAACTGGGCTTCGACGGCGACTGCGCCGAACGGCTCGATGTAGAGAGTCGGCACGATGATCGCGTGCGCCTTTGCCATAAGTTCGTTGCGCGTCGCCACGTCAGCGACGCCGACGTACTCGATGTCGCCCTCCAGCTTGAAGCCCTCCTCCGCCACGACCACCCCTTCGGAGGCGTGCCTCACTCCGCTGCCCGCGATGACCAGATGCCGCCCGGACGCCTTGGCGATTTCGGCGGCAATATGCGGGCCTTTCATCTGGGTGAACCGGCCGACGAATAGGAGGAAGTCCTCTTTCGGGTAGGCCACTTCGAAGTCGCTCGGCCGGAAAAAGTTGGGGATCACCGTGTCGTAGAAGCGGCCCTGCCCCCCGCTGTCGGTGGAGAAGTAGCGGCCGTAGAGATAGGACATCCAGGCATAGGACTCAAAGCAAACGTGAGATGCGTAGATGCCGTCGTAGCCTGCCGCCCACTCAGCCACACGATTGCCTGGGAAGGCATCGGTGACTGGTTTCTGAGCTAGGCCCGCCAACGGCAAGATCAGGTCGCCGGGCTGGATGCGCTGGCTGATTTCAGCGATGCAGCGGTGGTTCATCTCCACCCACATCGGCTTCGTGTTGTCCCAGACCGCAACAGTTGGCAGGAGGTTCGGGTCGTGGTCGCCGTACCAGCGGCGCTGCTGCTCGTCGGTGAATACCGGAATGTGCTCGGTGACCGGGGCCTCGTTGGCCTCGCCGCTGTAGAGAAAAACGTCGTAGTGCGGCGGCTGCATCATCTCGCAGAACTTGACCAGCTTCATCGTGAAAGCGCAGACCGTCATCTCCTCCACGACCGTTTGCGTGTGTGGCAGGCCAAGCATGTGAAGGCGGATGCTCACTTCCACTCCTCCACCTGGCAGCGAAGCGGCGGCCTGTCGCGGAGGAAGCCGTTGGCCGTCGCCTCCGGATGCCACTCGACCAGGAGCGTCCCGATCCGGGTGTCGAGATTCCGCTCGTACAAGTCCCAGAGCACCTCGTACTCGGCGCCTTCGATGTCCATCTTCACGATCAGGTCGTCGGGAAGCACGGAGATGAAGGCGCCGAAATCGAATGCCTGGACGACGCGGGCGCTCTCCATGTCGGAGACGACATGCGTGCAGTTGCCCTGCTCGACCACGGAGACGAAGCCGTTGCTCGTCCAGACGGCCCGGTTCGCGAAGATGCACTTCGTCCCGTTGATCTCCGTCTCGCCGTCGAGCATCCCTGGGTACAGGTCGAAGCCGAAGTAGACATCCGGCCGGAAGCGGCGGAGCAGCGGACGCAGCGACTCGTCCAGCGAGTTCATCAGGCCGTGGGTGGCGCAGCCCGCGTCGATCAGGATCACGGGATCACCTCGATCATCGGCTCCAATGGGTGCTCGTCTAGCCAGGATGGGCCTGTGCAGCCCGGCTCCATGCCCTGATCGTTCGTCGTGCGGTTACCGCAGATCGGGCAGACATAGTGGAAGATCGCGCGCTTATGCGGCTGCAAGCCGACGATAACAAGCGACTCGATCGCCTGTCTCTCCTCCGGCTCTAGCTCTGTGAGGTTCACGCCCCCAACGTCCTTGAAGCGCTGGAGGCGTGCCTCAGTCTCAGTTTTCGCGTCCACGGCCTACGTGTAGGTGTAGCCGCCGATCGTCAGCATGACGATCGAGCCGGTAGCCGTATCGCACTTGTAGCCCAGCCACGACACGACGGTCGCCGGACAGACCCACCAGCCGTTGAACACGGCCGGGACGTTCGCCGTCAGCGCGTAGGCGTCGATCAGCCGCGTTGCCGCAGCGTCGGCCGTACCCGCCGTGACGGTGAAGCTGTGCGCCGCCGCATTCGCCTGCGCATGAATGGTGCGGAGCACGCCCGTGGTGGCCGCCGTCGAGGTCTGATACGCCGCCGTTGAGGTCAGCGATGTCATCGCCGGAACGAGGGCTGCTGGGGTGTAAGTCGCCAAAGCCTCTCACCTCCCTTCGAGCGGCACGGCCATCCCCTCCGGAGGGGCACCCTCCGGATGCAGGATTTGGCCTGGCTCCATCTGGTCCTTGTCTACGAGCACCAGGTTCACGTCGTCGCCGATCGTATTGCGTACCTGGCCGTGAGGGAATAGGGCGACCTGCTTGAAGTGGCCCGGATCGCAGGCCGGAACGAGCCAGGGAATGAACCCGGCCTCTTTCGCCCGGTAGCAGAAGGACACGTCCTCACCGACATCGTTGGCGATCTGGGAGAAGCCCTTTTCGCCAACGGCCATGATCACCTCGCGGTGGATCAGGGTGAAGCCCATCCCGATCACACCGATCGGCGTCGGCTTCGAGGGCAGGCCGACGAGCGGGTGAAAGGCGACCGGGTTCTCGTCGTCCCAGGGGCCGCAGGTCATCGTGCCGTTCTCGATCAGGTAGGGAGCGGCGTAGATGCCCGGCCCTTTCTCGTCAGCGACAGCGAAAAGCTGGTTCACGTCCTCGGGCGACCACACCATGTCGTTGTCCACCACGAACAGCCAGTCGCGCTCGACGTTCTCGATGAACTGACGCTGAAGCTCGTTCCGGTTCTGGTGGATGTACGGGCCGAAGACGAGCAGCCAGTCCGCGTTGAAGCGGCGCTTCGTCTCGGCGTCGTTGACGAACGTGTTGATCACCGAGTGCATGAACCAGATGTTCACGCTCGATCCGGAGACGACCCCGAGGATCGCGTCCGGCTCTCCCTCTTTCTTGCCGAACGAGGTGGGTAGCGCCCTGCCTTTCCACTCCCGCCGTAGCGCCTGCTCGCGTTGCCTGTCCTGCATGAATCTCCCTTCGGTGAGTCGTTACGGCTGGGAGTCTGTCTGGGGCACCGGACGGCTCAGAATAGTCCGGGGTCCTGGAAGCCGACAAATCCAGCACGCGGCTCAGGCATGAAGTCGCTGGTCAGGACGCGGGTGCCGGTCGTGATTGCCGAGCCGGTGCGAAGGTCGGCGTCGGCGGTGTTGCTGCCCGAGGCCGTGACGACCTCCATCGCCACGGCGACGAACAGGTACTCGCCCGCAAACGCCAGAACGCCCCCCGGACTCCAGGTGACCGCACTGGAGACATCTGCGCTAGTCGAACCAACGCCGGATGTGGTGCCGACCTGCGTGGAGCCGGTTAGCTCCGTTGCGCCCGACCCGGCAGGATCGGCGCTTTTGAAGACGCGGACACGAACGCGAAGGGTGCCAGAATGGGCGGTGGTGACCGAACGCCAGACGATGGTGATCGTCCAGTTGGCGTTGACGAAAAGGCCGTCGAGTGGGGCCTGGCTGCGGAGAGCGTTGGCGCTCGCTCCGGTTAGCAGTCCTGACGGCTTCGGCGAGCCGCCCTCGGCCGAGAACGTGCCGGAGGCTCGTTCGGTGCCGGGGAGCATCTCGGACGAGTTGTTCGCCGCGTTCTTGCCGACAACCCAGCCGGTTCCCGTCGTCGCAGCACCCTGATCGACGCCATCGACCATGCGCTGGTAGCTGTTGTCGGTGGCGTTAGCGAGCCTGAAGGTTTTGGTTGCCATCGCTCAGCTTTCGGAAGGTGTAGGAGCAGCTTGGCTTGTCCGCAATCTGATCCGGGTTTGACGGATAGTGAGCGCAGGCGTTGAGGTAGTAGTGGTTCCGCCGGTCAGAGCAGTGGCCCTTTCCCGGCTCGATCCATTGGAACAACGGGCAAGCGCCGGGAACGATCGCGTCTCCCATCTCCCCGTTGAAGGGATCGCCGGTGTTGCAGCATTCACCACAGCGGTTGCACTCGCCGGTGCGTTCCCACACCTCACCGGTGATCGGATTCTCGATGCAGACGACCTGATCGCTCACGGGCCGCCGTGCTCTAAACGTTCTTTCGAGTGAAGGTGATCATCACGCCCAGGAGACGGGCGGTCTGGGCGAGAGTGTCGCCGCCATTGGTCGGGTCGCGCGAAACCCGGAACTGGACCAGATCGTTCGCGGCAGGCGTGCCCGCGAGAGTAATCGCAGCCGTCGCGGAGGAGATGAGCACCTGATTGGCGGTCGTCGTGCCGTTGTCCACCACGCCCACATAGGAGCCGAACGCCTGGTCGAGCGTTTCGCTGTCGCCGTAGGCACGACCCTGACATTCCCAGAAGACGCCGCCGGTGCCGGTGCCGTTCGTGATCCAGTAGAAGACGGCGGTGACTGTCCCGCCATCCCAGTCTGAGGGCATGGCGACCGTGGCCTCCGCGCTGAGCACGGTCGCTCCGTCAGCGAAGTCGAGCACAATGACGTTCTGCTTGTTCGTTGCCGACTCGACCTTCGTGTTGGCTGCCGCGCCGTTCGTAGTCGAGGGCCACATACCCGCAGCCGAGAGGAACAGTTGCCCCGATGGAGCCGGGCCGCGCTGACCGTCCAGGCCGTCAACTCCCTGCGGCCCAGTTGGGCCGGAGACGCCGGTGACGCCAGTCACGCCAGTCGGGCCGGTGGCGCCGTCTACGCCGGTGGGGCCAGTGGCACCTGTGGCCCCGGTCACGCCGGTCACTCCGTTCGGGCCAGTCGCCCCGGTGACGCCGGTCACGCCAGTCGGGCCGGTGGCGCCGGGCAAGCCGGGCGAGCCGTCAAGCCCGTCAAACCCCTGTGCGCCGGTAGCGCCGGTCGTGCCAGCGCCGGTCACCCCGGTAACGCCCGTCACCCCGGTTACCCCGGTGACGCCAGTAACACCTGTGATGCCCGTGACCCCCGTTGGTCCTGTTGGGCCAGTCGGCCCACTAGGGCCAGACGGGCCGCTCGGACCTTCCAGGCCGTCCAAGCCCTGAGAGCCAGAGGCGCCAGACACACCTGTGACTCCTGTTGGGCCTGTCGGTCCAGTTGCTCCTGTCGCGCCCGTCGTGCCCGTGGCCCCAGTGGCCCCGGTCGTACCAGTGACTCCCGCTGAGCCAGTAGGGCCAGTAGGCCCCGGTGCGCCGTCGAGTCCGTCCAGACCTTGCGATCCGGCCGTGCCTGTCGCGCCGGTCGTTCCCGTCGCTCCGGTCGCCCCTGTTACGCCGGTAACTCCCGTGACACCGGTGGTGCCGGTGACGCCGGTAGCACCTGTCGGCCCGGCCGTGCCAGCCGAACCCGAGGGGCCGGTCGGCCCCTCCAAACCGTCGAGGCCCTGGGGGCCTGTCGCACCCGTTGCGCCAGTGGGACCTGTCGCACCGCCACCTGGGCCGGTGGACCCAGTGACTCCGGTGGCTCCGGTCGGCCCATCTCGCCCGTCGATGCCGTCGGTGCCAGGAGGGCCTGCTGGCCCCGTCACGCCGGTGACCCCCGTCGGTCCCGTCACTCCGTCTATGCCGGATGTGCCGGACGGGCCACTCGGGCCTGTCACCCCAGTGGCGCCCGTAACCCCCGTGACGCCCGTGGTGCCAGCGCCAGTGGGGCCGGTAGCTCCGGTGACGCCGGTTGCACCTGTGACGCCAGTCGTGCCTCCACCGCCACCACCTCCGACCATCGGAATCCAGGTCTGGGTGGCGGCGTCGTAGCCAAGCCGATCCTGATCGACCGGCGGCGTCGTGACTAGATCGACATCGAGAAGCTCTCGAAGCCGACGAAAGATGCGCAAGGCGGGCATTGGATTACACCCGCCTCACGCAGTTATCCCAATCGACCCTAGGCCCTTAGCTCGTGGCCGTCACCGGCTGAGCAGCGCACTCGGCCGTCGGAGGATCGACATCGGTCTTCCAGAAGGCCCACTCGGTGACCTGCTGGTTGTCCGGCGGTCCGTCGCCATAAGGGCCATGCCCCCAGAGGTCGTTCGTCCGGGAGAACCCGTTGACGACCGGCTGTGCGATGCCCTCCTCGAACGTGTTGTCGCCGAGGTTCCAGAGCACCCGGGGGAAGACCCAGTGGAACCAGGGGAACGCCGAGTCCTGGGCCGAGCCGACGATGTGCTGCGTCCAGAACTCGAACGCAACGCCCGTCTCGCAGTCGTCACAGTCGGTGACCGAGGAGAAGTTGAGGCCGACGATCGGCGTCCCGGACGCACCGGGATCGTCGATCGTGTCCTGCCCAAGCAGGAACGCCAGCATCTCCGGCTCCAAGGCCGCCTGCGTGAAGACGAACTCGAACCAGTTGAACGTGTCGGGTGCCTTGAAGCGAGCGATGGAGCACCCGCAGCCGTTCCGCACCGAGAAGGTGTTACCCGTCTCGATGTTGGGATTGACCGCCACCGACAAGGGCTTGTCCGTGACGTAGGAGTTGTCTCCGGCGATGACGTTGCCGTCGCAATCGACCTTCGTGAGACGGACGGTGCAGATGCCGAAAGAGACTCCGCATGTTGCCATTACCCCTACCTCCTCTCGCGAAGGTCGTTAGACATCCCAGTCCACGAGAACCGCCGCCTGGAGGGATGTGTCCCAGGAGACGAGCACCCACCGTTCGGCACGGAAGGTGATGGTGTTGTCCGAGCGATCCAGGGACTCCCGGATGTCGGTGATGACCATCGGTGACATGCGCACCTCGACAGGGCCGGATGCGAACATCCAGTCCTGGCCTGCTCCGGGAGCAACGCCCTGGGCGAGCGCCCCGATGTAGCCACCTCCCGACACGACCTGGTTGCCGTTGGTCGTGACCAACTGATCCGGATCAAGGAACGTATCCGTGTTCAGTTGGGAGATGGTCGCCGGAGAGGCATGGATCATTCCCTTCCGCCCTGTCGCCCCGATCGCGTTCTCCAGGTAGGAGAGCGCGACGATCGGCGACTTCGCAGTGCCCCCGATCGGCTTGACGACGTTCGCGTCGCCGAGGGCCGGATTCGGCCCTAGACCGGCATGGACGGAGCCGACGAGGGCGGCCTCGACAGCGAACGAGTACGTTGCTTCGAGCACCACTCTCGACCAGTCCGCGATGAACGGGTAGCTCATTGCCGAGCAGGTCACCGGCAGGTAGCAGACGAACGGGTCGAACTGCGCCTGCGGCCCCGGATCACCCTCGTCCTTGATCGCGGAACTCGTGATCAGTGGATCGCACGCGTTCCAAGTCAGGGGGAGAGAGTCCGGGTAGCCGATCAGGTTGACGCCGTTCAGCCACCGACCTTCGTCGTCCTCGGCGACGACCACCCCGGGGGTGTTCAGCAGGGAATGAAGGGGTGCGACTGGACGGGGGCCGTCCAGGTCGAGCCTAGGCCCTGCGATTGCCTGGACACTCACTGGTCAGCCCCCTTCCGAGTCGTCATCCGTTAGTCGCAGGTCCGAGCCGTGCCAGCAGGCGGGAACTGCCCGTTGGCGCAGAGGTCTGCGGTGATCCAGTAGGCGGCCTGTGCCGGTCCGATCCGAGCGACGTTCTCGAAGGACTCGCCGAAGACCTGGAAGTCGTTGGTCGAGTTCAGCGTCGAGTCGCGGACGATCCCGAGGTTCAGTTCCGCCATGTCGATGTGCAGGAAGGTGCCCGCCGGGAAGAACGCCATGTCGATCGTGTCCGGGAACGGGTCGATCGCAGCCGCCGTCTGATCCGCGTCGGCGATCTGCGAAACCCCGTCGGACACGCCCGGCCGAGGCGAAGCGGTGTCGATGTACCAGGTGACATCGACGCCGATCGAGGCCAGGTACGCCTCGATGTCGCCCTGCGTCCGGTAGCGATCGAACTGCGTCTGCACCGTGTCGAGCACCAGGATGTCCGCCAGGACGCGCGGAGCGAGAAGCTGGAACCGCGCCTCCGAGGGCATCCGCAGCCGAGAGCGAATCCCGAATGCCGACTTCCTGATCGCATCGACCAGGTAGATCAGGGCGCCGAGCGTCTCCGCACCGACGGTGACGGCGACCGACTGGGCCTTGATCCGCGAGAGCAGGTAGCTCTCGGCCGCACGCGCGTGTGCGGCCATCGTGATCTCGTTCTCGTGGCGGAGCTTCTCCGGCCACGCGAACGCGTTGAGGTTGCCGAACTCCCGGCAGTGCGAGATGACCGTGACGGCCGTCTCGGTGTACGCCGGGCAGTCCATGTCGAGACACGCCTTCGTCGCGAAGGTGCCCCCGAGCGCGTCCTCGGCCTCCGTGATCACCGTGATCGCCCCGGTGGCGTCGCTGATGATCGTCGGCTCCGGCACGTTGATGCCGCCGCGCTCCGCCCGGAAGGACGGCAGTGCGTCGCGCACCGGCCGCGCCTCGGTGGCGAGGTTCGGCATCGTGTAGATCGGCTGGAGTGGAGCGCAAAGTCCGCCCGAGGCGATCAGCGCCTCGATGCCCCTCTTGCCCTGGAACAGCGACCCGACGGCAGCGATCTTCTCGCTGTTCCGCACGTAGTCGCCGTCCAGCCGACGCTCCTCCGGGAAGTTGTCGGAGTAGTCGAGCGAGGCCACCAGGTGGCGCTCCTCGGCTCCATCGACACGCTTCGCCGGGCGGCCCAGGTTCTTCATGGCCGCGTGCATCGCGTGCGCCACCTCGTCGGTGGTCGTGAACTTCGTGCCCGGGGGCGTGCCGACGTAGCCGGACGCCACGAACGCGAGGGCCTTGTCGGCCTCGTCGTTCTCGACCACCCGCTCGTTGGCGGGCACCGGCAGCGGCCGACGAACGCGGACCTGCGCGGGCTTCGCATTCGTCGAGTTCTGCGACTCGGACGCATCTGCGACCAGGGCAGGCTCGCGGGCGGCCTCGGCGGAACCCTCGCCGTCACCGTCTCCGTCGCCATCCCCGTCGCCATCGCCCTCGCCGCCGGACTCGGCCTTCACCTCGGCGCTGGCCTCGGCGCCCTCGCCCTCGCCCTCGCCCTCGCCTTCCCCTTCGCCCTCGCCTTCGCCCTCGCCTTCGGCCTCGCCCTCGCCCTCCTCGGACTCGGACTTGACCTCCAGCGACTTCGAGATGTCGGAGATGGCGTCGGTGTAGTCCTCCTCGGCCTTGACGCGAGCTTCCTTCTCCTCGCGGAGCGCCATGATGCCGAGTGCCCCGGCCTTGAACTGCTCCAGCACCTCGTCGGCACTGAAGCCCTCCAGGAACTCAGCGTTGTTCTCCTCGATCAACTTCCGGGCCTGCTCGAACTCGGCCAGGAGGGCGTCGATCCCCTCCGCATCGAGCTTCGTCAGGTCATCCGGAAGCGCCGGGAACAGCATGTCCTTTGGCACCGGTTCGATCCTTTCGGTCGCGTTACGTAACGCGGCCTCACCTACGGATCGGCCTCCGGGCCTTCAGCTACGCATCAAGCCCTTTCGGGCAGCAGTTATAGCGCGTTGATCGGATGACAACAACCCCATAACGCCGACGACCCCCGAAGGGGTCGCCCTGGTTCACATCCCTGACTTCCCTGACGTTCCGTTGGCCTGACGTACTTGCCGGGAAGCTCGACTACCCTCGGCGTCACCCGAGGCCGTTGCCCTGACAGTGGGCGGCTTACGAGAACCAGCCGGAGGAGTATAGAGCACGGCGAAGCCGGTAGCCCCTGCTCCAGCCTCGCCGTCATGCCCCAGTGAAGGTGGCAACCCGCCCAGGTTGCCCGTTTCCCCTATGCGTCAGGTCGAGTTTAGGGCATCGCCCAGTCGTAGTCACGGGCGTCATCTGCAAGCCAGACAGCACTTCGCGGCTGGCCGCCCCACATTCTTTGCAAGCCAACCGTGCTTTCAGCTTCATCAGGATGCTCCACGATCGAGGGAACCGTTGCTCTCACCCGCACCCGCTGTCTGAGCTTCCACCTTCCCAGCATCGCGTCGTCCGAGCGCGGCTCGGTTGGCCCCATCAGCCTCGGGTTGGCGGCTGTCCACTCGCGCGCGTCGATCAGCACCTCTCGCGGCCAGAGCACCGCGACGACCGGCAAGAACGAACGCAGCGAAAGCTCGACGTAGCGCCTGCCCATCTTCGCCGCCTGCACCTGTCGGGGCCTGGTATCTCGCGGGTAGTGCGAGAGGAACAGGCAGACCGGCGTGGTCGGGTTGACCTTGGCGATCTGCTCGACTGCCTCCGCGAAGCCAGGGACCGGCAGGCAGTCGTCCTGAACGATCAGGACATGATCGGCACCATCCGGTAGATCGTCCATACATCGGCGATAACCAGCCCACGGGCTAGGAGGGGTTGACGAATGAGCGACCACCTCTGTCGGCAGTGGCGCCAACTTGTCGAGCAGACCGGGGAGTAGGTGTGCTCGGCTCGGGTGATGCTGTACGCGAGCAACGATCAGTCGTTCTCGGCGCACTCACCCATGTTCGGGTAGCGGCGGCAGACCGCCCGGCGAACCCTGGACTCGTACTTCGTCCCCGACGCCCGCGCCAGCGCGTTCGCAGCGTGAGAACGATCCTGGATCGGGAACTTCCGCTCCTCTGGAATCGCGAACACCGAAGTGCGCAGCGCATTCCGCCGCTTCGCCGTCAGCGCTGCTGCCGTCAACGATTCGCGGGTCAGCGAATCGCTGATCAGCGAACGCATCCGGATGTATTCCTTGCTCGTGATCTGCATGTTCGCCAACTCCTCCTCCAGTTCGTCCTGACACTCCGGGCACCAGCCGGGAAGGATCAGTGCCTCGATCGAACCGGCGGCGGTGAGCGCAAGCTGCGGGGTCTGGAAGCCGGGCACCGGCACCGACAGGGCGGCGATCATCTCCAGCTTCCCGCGCAGGCTGCGCCAGTCACCGGACGGGGGGTTGGCGCGCAGGTCGCGCAACCCCTCGGGGGAGAGGTCCGAGCGAGTTGCCCCCGACAGGTAGATGCCGTGTCGGCCGTCCCGCGCGCGCACGAACGCGCCCACCCGTCCGGTCTTGTCGTAGTGCTGCGTCGCGCCGACCAGATCGGCGGTGAGCGCAGCGTGCGACCCGTCGTAGACCAGCTTCCCGACGGTCACAGGCGTGCCGTCCTCGGTGATCATCGAGCCGAGGTGAAAGCTGCCGTAGTCGGTGCTCGAACGCGGAGGCTTCACGCATTCAGCCATCTGACCGTTGAGGATGCCGACGTGGCAGGCATCCCAGAGAGCGAGGTGGCCGTGGACGCGCCCGTCCTCCTCAACGGTCAGTGGCTCAGGTCCGGCAGGCTCAGGAGCCTCGAACCATTCCTTCGGCGGAGCGAGGGGCGCAGCAGCAGAAGCGACGAGCGCGGGCGGAGGAGGCACGGGCTTCGTCCCGATCGCGACGCTGGGATCGTTGCTCCCACCGCTGCTCCCGTAGCCGCCGACGTTGTTCGGCGTGATCGTGACGTGCCCGGTCCAGTTGGCGTCCGGGAAGCTGACGTTCACGTTGGGTTCCACCTGAGCCACTGAAGCCTCCTCACTCGCCGACGCGACTCGCGCGTCTGGAACGTTTGCGTACAGGGCACGCATGTGGGCCATCGCCTTTACGCGTGAAGGGTGACAGCCGCCTGGGACGACATTGCCGGTCGCGCTGTTGACGACGCATGTCTTGGCCCCCTGGCTACGCAGCCTGTAGGGCACGCTGCGCCACCTCCAGGGCGTGCTCGACGTGAGCCGCGTACCCGGGCGGCAGGTTAGGAACGACCGGATCGAACAGCGTCTTCGCGGCGTAGCTCTCGATTCGCTCGCAAAGCACGGCCACGTCCGCCGGAAGAACACCCCACTCCTCCAGCATCCCCTTGAAGTCGGCAGTGCCTCCAGCGACCAGGGCGATCGGGTCCCGCTTCGCCAGGTTCTCGATCATCTCGGCCCCCAGGGCGGAGGCGACGATGGTGAGGGGCTTGTCCTCGATCATCGCCAGGCAGTCGGGACACGGGGGGTCGCCGTGGCCTGGGGGCTTCCGCACCTGGGAGGCGAGACGCGCTCCCGCCTTCGAGCGGCACTGCGCGAGAGCCATGTGAGCCGCACCGACGATCGCGGCCGTCATCGACTCCTGCCTGGAGACGACGCGACCATTGGCGGGCCTTGCGGGGACATTCGACCCGGCAGCCTCATCCGGATTGGGGGTCGGCCCGGCCTGCGGCGGAGCGGCTTCCTCGAAGCCTGCGACTACAGGGTCGCGCATCTTTACGCCCGCGACCAACTGCTGCTCGTCCTCGTCCGGCGCGTACGCCTCCGGGATGCCCTTCATCTTGCGGTAGCCGGAGAAGCTGATCGCCATCCTGTCCATCGCCTGGTCGGCGACGGCGGTCTGGTCGGGGCTGATCACGACCTGGGAGTCGTCGTAGCCGATCGTGATCGCGTCGATGTCTGACTCCCCGGCCTCGGCGAGTGTCGGCCGCAGGTAAATCTCGGAGAGGTCGGCGGCGAACTGGTCGGCGATCGGCACCCCGTGGGAGCGCCACATGTCCCACTGAATCTGCTGAGCCGCCCAGTGATTCGTGTTCGAGAAGCCTTCGAGGGCCTCGGGCGGCATGTCCAGCCCGAGTGCCAGCCGCTTGATCGCCTCGATGCGGAGGTCGCGCTCCAGGTAGTCGGTCGTCGTGTTGTGAAGCTCGATCCATTTCACGCGGTCGAGGTACTCGTAGGCGCCTTCGAGCAGGAACGGTGCCTGCGCCTCGGCGGCAGCGGGGTCTTCGATCTGCGCCTTGAAGTGCTGCACCATCGCCGCCAGGAACACGGACTGCTCGGGGTCTTCGTCCTTGCCTGGCTCCATCGGCGCCGGGGACAACTCGGACGGCAGCAGGATCATGCCCTTCAGCATCCGGCTGACCGCCGTCGAGCGAACCGTCGCCGTCAGGATGTTCAACTCCTCGGCGATGTCAAGCACGGGCCGGAGCGGCGAGTCGGCCCAGTCGGAGCGCTCCGGGTGCGGCGTCCACATCCGGTAAGCGGTGCCCTTCTCGACCGGCTCGTTCTTTCCGTTTTTCCGCCAGGTCGGGCCGTCCGGCTCGTCCTTTTTCAGTTCGCCGCGCCAGAGGAAACGCCAGCGTTCCTTCGCGGGGTCATCGGTGTCGTTCACGAATAGGGCGCCCTCGCCGGTCACGAACATGAGGCGGCCGTAGTCGAACTGGATACGCGACCGGCCGCCGCCGGGACCCTGGATGCGATTCAGTGCCTCAACAGCGGGGCCTTCCTCGATCGCGTCGAGGGTGCCGTCCTCTTTGATCCGCGCCGGGAAGAACCTGACCCGCGCGACCATCCGCGCGTAGAACTGCGAGCAGAAACGGACTTCACCGCACGTGTTGTAGTAGAGGAGAGCGCGGCGCTGCCACATCTCCTCCCCCATCCCCTTCTCGTCGTTGTTGCCCCTGAACGGGGCGGCGGAGGCGACGAGCGTTCTCGGCTGACGCCTAAAGAGGCCCATCTACTTCTTCTGCTCCGCTGCCTTCTGCTCCGCTGCCTTCTGCGCAGCAGCAGCCTGTGTTTCGCGCGCGAGCCGACGCGCCTCTCGTCTTTGCTTGCATCCGCAACCCACGAGGCGTCCTCCAGATAGATAACGCACGCCATTGTGGGCGTTGCGTCGGACGAAATCTAGTCTTCGGTGACGAAGTGGGCGACGATTCCAACCACCGCGCTCAGCGCGAACACGGTCGCAACGACGAGTGAGCCGTGCGGCCACGCCTGCCAGGCACCCCACCAGGCGAGACTGATCCAGAACCCGGCGCACCAGGGGCAGACGAGAAAGTCCTTCCAGTAAACGGCCTTGCCATTGCCTCGGCGGCGCTGAACGACGGCGAGCACCCAGGTGCGCGGCTTCTCCGTGATGTCGTCGTCGGCGATCAGCTTCCAGGCGCGGAAGGCGGCGAGCGCCAAGAGAACGAACTCCCACCAGTTGGGAATGCTCACCTGTTCGCGTCCTCCAGGATCACGGCTCGGTACTTGCCGAGCGCCTTCGGCCACGGCCGCTTCTCCAACTGTACGTCGGCGGGCGGCCACATGATGGACTGGAGATGCGCGTTGGCATGGAACTTGCCACCGTCGGCCGTTACGTAACGGTCGTAGCGGCCCTGGCGCTCTGACTCGCGCGCCCAGCCGAAGTGCATGATCGAGGAGCCTGTCGGGCGGGAGCGGCCGTACAGCCTGCGCACCGCCTCGGGTTCGCGACCGCAAGCGAGCGCCCGATTGGCGATCTGCAAGCGCCGCCCCCGGTATCCCGACAGCTTGGCGTGCCAGAGGCACGGCACAGAATGGGGCCGCCAGCCTCCGTCCATGCGAAGGTAGAGGCCATCTGTTTCCACCCGCCAGACTTCCTCCATTTCGAGTGTCCCGACCTGCCGGGAACCCGCCAGGTAGTTGCGGACGAGCGTCGGCTCGGACACGAACTCGTCCGCGTCGATCGCGAGCACCCAATCGGGAAGCTGGTTCAGGGTGAGATCGAGGAGCGCTTGGCGCTTGCGGCCCTCATGCCCGGCGAAGAACCCGTCTTCTGGATCGAGGTGCTGGACGACCATCATCTCGTCGGTGTTGTCGTCCAGCCACTCGCCGGTGCGGTCTGTGCTGCCGTCGTCAAGGACGACGAGCAGATCGCAGAACTCGCGCAGGGCGCCGATGCACTCTGGTAGGTAGCGACCGAGTTCGTTCTTGACGATCAGGCTGGCGACGAGCTTCATCGAGCGGCCTTGAAGAAAGCGGTCGAACCGGCGCGGCGATCTCCAGCCTGGACGAAAAGGATGCCGACACTCTGGCAGGCCCGATGCACAACCTCGCCATGAAGGGAGAGACGAGCACCAATGTCCGCGTTCTTCCAGCCGTGACGCGTCCGGGGGGCGCGTGTCGGCCAGTCGTCCTCCCAATCACATTCCACCGCCTGGGCGCCCGCCTGGTCGCAGGCGGTGAGAAGCGTGTCGATCGAGACGCCGAGTTCGTCTGCGAGGGCAGACACAAGATCGACGTGAAGATCGCGGGAACTCACTTCGGCCACCATGACCACCAATAGTCCCACTGCTCGTGGTACTTCGGCCACTCGCGCTCCCAGTCGCGCTCGACATAGCTGGCGGACAGGCTCACCCACGGCTCGAAGGGGATGCGGGTCAACTCGGCCATGAGCAGGTCGGGCGTGATCCAGCCGCGCACGGGCTTGTATTCGTGCTGCCACTCGGTGAAGCCGAAGCGCCCTGCGAAGGCGGGCATCTGCGGACGGACACGGAACGACTCGGTTTTCATCAGGCCGACGCCGCCGATGTGCTGGGCCTTCTCCCAGGAGTAGCCGTCGGTCGGCCGATCCCAGTTCCACGGGTTGCCGTTATGACCGGGTGGCCCCATCCTTCCGGCCTCCATGCCGAGAAGCTCCAGTTCTGGCATTCGCTCGACCACGCCGAGGAGGGCTTCGAGCCAGCCGGGGGGAACCACGATGTCGGAGTCGATCTTGGCGAAGCGGTCGGAATCGCCGTGCTTATCGACGTACCAGTTCATCACCGCCGGGGGAGAGCCGAAGCGCTCCGACCATTTGCGCTTGTAGAAGACGACCTCGACGGACGGATTGCGCTCCTCCAAGAGCTTCTCGACCGCCTTGACCGTGCCCTCCTGATCGTCGGAGCCGTCGTCGTGGATGACCAGTCTCCGGACGTAACCCCAGTCCGTATTGTCCAGGAGCATTTGCAAACTGAAGCGGGTGAACTCCCTCCGATTCCAAGTCGGATAGAGAACGTCAATCACGGACACAGGCCAGCCTCCCGGTATTCCTTGACGAGTTCCGCCCGCACGAGGTTCAGGTCGGTGCCGCGCCGGACGCCTTCATCGAGCAGGATGTCGAGGCCAGAACCAATGTCGATCTGGACGAGTTCGGGGTAGATGTCCGCGAGGAGTCCCTGCATGATCTTCCCCCCGCGACCAGCGGCGAACGCCGCCACCTCGAAGTTGCGCACCAGATCGGCGGTATCGGCGGCGTGCTGCCAGGCGACGTGCAACGGCACCTCGACGTGTTCGCAGCCGAGAACCTCGGCGATCTCGGCGAAGTGGGCTGGGGCTACCAGGGCCTTGCTCCGATCGTCGTCGCGCAACGCCTCGTAGAACGGGCGCGCGTAGCCGAAGCCAACCCGGAGTGCCTCCATGTGCGCGTTGTGCTGCACCGGCGCGTCGTACTCGGCGCGGAGGTGGTCGAAGATCGTGCGCAGCATCCACCACTGCTTCTCCACCCCGTCCGAGACGGCGTACGTCTCCACATCGCCCAGGAGCAGGAACTCGCCCTGGTAGCTGGCGAGCCGAAGCCAAGAGATGAGCAGCATCGTCTGGAGGTCGTGCGACCACTCCTCGCCATCCCCAGTGATCACGGAGCCGGTGCCGGACATGAACATGATGTCGCCGTCGCCGAAGCGAACATGGACGAACGATTCGCGCCCCTGGAGCAGCTTGACGAGCATGTTGACCGTTTCGAGTTCGTTCATCCCTTGTAGCCCCTGATCTGCCGAGCGTCTCGGAGGTAGCGCTCTTTCACCCCGGCGTAGTTGGGCCAGGTCGCCCAGGTCCGATTCGGGGCGTGCGCGTGCGGCAGGTCGGTGTGTTCGGCGTCGATCCTTTTCGTCCGGCTGAGCATCGGGAACACGAAGTCGCAGCCGACGATCTGGAACTCCCGCGAGAACAAGTCATGCCCGGCGCGGCGCCATCTTACGAACGCCTCCCAGGGAAGCACCGAGTCGCAGATCGACCCCCAGCCGATCAACACCGTGTCGGTGTAGTCGGTGCGCGACTCCGGCATCAGCGCAGTGAGCACGCCCGGCTGGTACTCCTCGACCAGCCTGGCCTGGTCTTCCGGCTCGACCACGCAGTCGTCGTCTTGGAAGTAGACGTGATCCCCGGCGTCGATTCCAGCGCAGGCGAGGTAGCGACCGAAGGCGCCCATGTCGTCCTTGACCGAGTTGTCCCAGATGATCCGCCTGGGGAAGATCAACGAGGCCAGGATCGGCGCGATGTTGCAGTCGCCCCGGGTGACGATGATCGCAGTTACGTCGTCGGCGTCCATGTGTCCTCCGAGAACTCGACCTGATGATCGCTGGAATAGAGGTGAATCACGCGACATGGCTCGCCGGGATCACGCGGGTCCGCGTAGAACTCGCCGATGGCGTGGTAGCTCCAGCCGTTGAAGGCCCGGTAGGGGGCGACGCTGAACTCGTCCGGGAAGCGGGCGACGGTGCGGCTGAGGAGGTGGGGGCCGACGGCACCCCAGGTCGCCTCGCCGCTACGGAGAATCTCGAACGTCTCGCCGTAGAGGAGTGAGAGGATCGGGCTGTTCTTGCGCCCGATCACGCAGGCTGAGTTGAACGGATTGGGGTGGTTGTCGCCTTCGGGGTATTCACGACCGACGCACATCTGGGCGTCGTCCCCGATTAGGTCCCAGACGGGCCGCAGGCTGATCGTGTCCAGGTCGAGGTAGAGGCCGCCGTCGTCCAGGAGCGCCTTCCAGCAGAACAGGTCCTTGACGTTCGCGAGTTTGATCGGATGCTTGCGGAGCCACCCGTTCAGGTAGAGCGGCTCCAGGCTGATCCCGGAGGGCAGGTCGCCCTGGGGCCTGGTCGCGCAGTGCAGCACCACGTCTTTCGAATGCACCTTCGCCGTCACGATCGCTCGGGCGTGCTGGGGCAGAAACGGCCCGCCGAGGTAGATGAAGTGGACGGGGCCGTTCATCGCGTCGCCTGGAACACGTACTTGCTGATGAACTGCACCTTGTGGCCGTCGAGCAGTTCTCGGAGCTTGGCCTGGCTGCGCCCGTGGATTTCGCCGACGATCGTGTCGATGTTCTTCGCCGCCGGGTCTGAGAGCACATCCCACTCGCAGCCTTCGCAGTCGATCTTCATCAGGTCAACGTGGTCCAACTCGTGCTCGGCCATCAGGTCGGAGATCGTCACGCCCTGAACGCGGGCAACCTGCGGCCCGGTCTTCTCCAGGCCGCCAACGTAGAAGTGGTCGCCCTTGAATCCGAAGGGGATGTCCACCCAGCCGACGTGACTGGCGGCGCGCTCGTCAATCACAACCTGGGTGCCGTTCAGGTCGGCGTTCAATGCGATCATCTGCTGGTTCTCCACCAGCGGCTCAACGCAGATCACGTCCCAGCCGTCCACCGCCATCGAGACACCGATCGTGCCGATGTAGGCGCCGATGTCGAGCATGAATCCATAGGCGGGCAAGATCAGTCCGCGCAGGCCGTACTCGTCCCGGCCGAGGAGATGAACGCAGGTCGCGTAGTCATGGGTGCCCTGTCGGCATTCGAACTCGATGGGCCGTCCGCCGATGGTGAAGCCGCCGAAGACGGTCAT